TCAGAGTGACTAGTCTCCTCGGTTAACAAGTTTGTGACAGTGCAAGGTACAAAACCTCACTCCCCTCGTAAGGGGAATGAGGAAAAAATTTCCCAAGCATTCAAACTAGTTGCCCTTACGAGGCATATGGACTAATCAGGTCAACCAAATAATAAACACCATAGCTACTCAGAACCTTTCGGCTAGTAGTTAGTGAAAATTGCTAAGGATACCCTTCGAGATTAGCACGCCGGCCACACCGGCGAATTTCCGTTTGACAACGTTCCCACGTTGCCTATAAGTCGTTTTGACTTCTTATAGGATAGTATTATAGTCCACTTCTGGATCAGAATATTATTTCTCCTTCCACAGGATAGTTACTGAATTAGGCGCATCACTTTGATGTCTTAGGTGCCCACAAGCCCTCCTAAACAGGAGTATTGACTTGTGTTGGAACTGCATAATCATACATCCGGGGGACACCAGTGAAAAACACTGGATTAAAATCAACCCCAGCAGCCCAATACATATCAACATGAGGCCACAACTGAATATCAGCCGCAGTCTCAGGAAATGCAAAATCAGTGTCAAGTCGACATCCATCATACGCGTATCCTAGATAATCGTAGTTCCTTTGGTAATACGCAGCAGGCATGAAGCGAGTTGCGCAATATTGAGGGATGACAGCTGACATTGCCATCTGTGTCTTACCATTCGTGACCGTCATACCACCAGCCCCTGAAGGCCAGTAGTAGATTCCACCACTATTCTTGGTAAGTGTGGTGCTCGAAATAGCACCAGCACCATTGGTAAGATTGATATTCTGCCAAGTTGTGTTGCGCACAGTATTTGAAACTGAAATGTCGCTGAAATTGTGGTCTATACGAGTCAAACTCATATTCCACACAGACTCAACGGCTGGAGTTCCAGACACATTTGCATGCACCACAACAGAACCACGGTAACCTGCAAATGCTGTCAATACCCAATTAATGGGATGATTGAAGCAAAAATTGCAGGGTTTCGAACCCGTGGCGACAGCAGAAGTTGCCCAGTTGTACGAATACTGGTCTTGAAAACCATAAACTGGGGGTAACCTATCAAAACAGTTGACTGTATGATACTTGCCTCCTGCAAGAACTTGAGCTGTACCACTATTGATACCGAGATGTTGAGTGAAAGAACGAGTTGTTCGATGCAGTAAAGTTCGCAAAGAACCAATTCTTTCTCCCACCGTGATATCCGGAATGCGTTCCGAGTATCGGACATTAGATTCATCGAGGACCCCAACACTGTTGGCGATCTTTTCAACTGAACCATCAAATTCCGAACTCTGCACAGCAGACGGAGTCACTGTCTCAGGTAGCACAACAGGAGCGGCAAATTCCATATCATCCAGCGCTTGGGCTGAGATCAGAATATTCACCGAAGTTGTACCAGTAGGACCAGTGAGCGGATTCAAAACTCCAAGAACAAAATGTCCATTGAAAGCCTTGTAATCCAACAACATTGCTGTTGTTGCTACACCAGTCGTATTCAAGGTGGTAAGCCAAGGTGTACACGCTTTGTATGGGATATCAACAGTAAACTCTTGATCTTCTGACTCCAAGTCGAAAATCTTACTGAAGATTGCGGTCTCTACTCCTAGAGCAGTGATCGAACCATTTGGATCCCAACAAACAATCAATCGACCTTTGTGGTACTTTGATCGAACAACGCGGAAAGTATATCTCATACCTCCACGCCAAAATCGAAAACATTGCGACACCCACCCCGAAGGAGTGTAATATGTCAATGTTTGTCCAGTTCCAGCAGCTGTCCTACAGATGCAAGGTGAAACTGTACCATGCTGCAAAATTGTATTTGCAGCCGTCGATGAAGGCCATGCAACAGACTTGATGATGCTTGGTTTGGTAACCAACTTTTGGATAATCATTGGATCTTCACCAGTATCGCCTGTAACACGATTGTCAATCGTGACCTCATTGGCAGGATCAATTGCTAATTTGTCAATTGGAACTCTTGTTTCCGTATTGGCAAACGCATGGAAAACCTTGTTCTGCACAGGGTTCACATTTGTTGTGATTGGTGCATTGGAAAATCCAAAGATCTTCGCAATGCGAGACACAGCTGTTGCTCCAATATCCACAGCACGAGCATATGGTCCAATGACATTTGCTTGCGAAAAATTCCTTGCGAAATTTGCAATTGCGGTAGCAGGACCAGACACTACGCCTGACTGAAGCAACGTTTTCACAGTGGGACCAGAAATCTCAATATCATACGCTTCAGCATATGTCGAAATTGTAATTCCTGTCCCTGTGACACCATTTGCAGATTGCAGTTGAGAGAACGGTTCAAACATGATTTTACCCATGCGATTAAAGTTATCTGCAACTGCTGTGTTCAACCACGAGTGTGGCCACAAAAACGGCAACTCTAATGTCGCAATTGTGGTCACTTGAGGTTCCAACATCACTCCATGAGTTTGTGACATAGGAACAATATCCTCAACATTCATCGGGTCAAATTTCCCCGAATCAAGTGGATCATACACGACTCGCATAGCCCCGTAGTAAAACGGAGATGCATTGAATCGAAATGTCAACTTCAAATTGCAGTGAACACGAGAGAAGTTGTCCAACTTCTTCTTAATGTACGCATTGTTGAAGTACAGGAACCAAGGTTTGATCGAACGTGGTGTCAGCGAGAAAGTATCGCTTTCATTCCACGTAAACTGGTCAATCAAAACTGGACGTTCTAAGTACTTACCTAACGTAGCAACTTCATCAGTATGCTCCGAATAGGTGGGTTCGAACAAAGTTCCAGAACCCTTGGACTCAACAACACCCGCATCGGCAAACTGGACAGTCTCATCCTGAACAATTGTCGATACTGGATTCTCAGTGAGAACAGGTCCAACCTCTTCTTCACTTTGAATATACGTTGCAATTTCCCTCTTCAATAAGGGGTGTGTGGCAGGGAAGCACCAAACACACTCAATTTCTTCACAAAAAGTGTTCGCAGTTCGTTTTCTCGATGCACTTTAGAACCATAAGGTACATCACTGTTGTGAAGTTGCTGTCCAACTACAGCATCTGTAAATACAGACTTTGGGGAACGCCCACGTGGGAAACATATACACAGCAATATAAAAGCAGATCACAATATGCAGAAATACAGATCACATGCAACGGCAACTGTCGGTTTTGGAGTCAAACTCCGGGTTTCAGTTCACAAAAACCCTAAATGCTGGCGTGATGAGCGTCCAGCAATTCTTGCCACGATGGAAACGTGGTCTTCTGAACAAATGGTTCCAAGTGACAATTCCTCACAATGCGCTTCATCTTAGCAACATTAGAATTGAACACATCCGGTCCGTATTGGAAAAATTCTCCAACAGCACTACGAATCGATTGGACCGCTTGTTCTTCAGGACACACTGATCGGCTCGCTACACACGAAGTGAGCATCTTGTCAATGGATTTCCAATCCAAAGGACATGCAACACGATCATCATCAACAGGGACAAACTTCCGTTTCAAAAAAGAAGCGTCCGAAATGTCAATGTAGGGTACTGATTCTGCTTCCTTCTCAGCCATAGTATACACAACTCCAATGCTGGCTAAAACTTTGGCCAAAGCAGTGTGGTTGAACCACGGACAATCCAAAGAAACTCCCATGATATTGTCATCACCATAGGTCATCAAATGAACAAATTTCTTGAATTCTGAAAGTGGCATCGGACTGATTGTTGCCCATACATATCTCATGTACAGACTATTGACAATACAGTTCAAAATGACAGTCAGAATGTTTCCAGAGGGATTGCTCCCAAAGAATTCAATGACATCACCTTGAGCCCAACACACAGGGAAAGCAGTGTCCACTGCCATGCACCGAATATTCTGAATCTCTTCTTCTGAATACCCAGCTGCACGCACAATGTTCACAATGAAATCAAAAGCCGCCTGAATAAATTCTGGTGACATTCTCTTGTCAAACATACCAAAATCACCAGCAACAATTTGCTTCTTTCCAAAAGCAGTCAAATGGTTGTACAATTTCTTCCACTGGCGACTATTGCAATTCATACCCGGTGCTCCTTCAAATGTGAATGAATTCAATTGAAACAATCGAATGAATCCCATCAAGTGTTGACGACACACAAACTGCCAAGCAGCTGATCCACCCATAAAACCTCGAGTCTTTTTGATCGCAATCTTTGCATTTGGGATCGGTTCATCTTTCAACGACATAATGAACACAGGCATATACCTCTCACCACGAGAGTACACGTCACGAATCAAATTCACTTCTTCCATGACTTCTTCAGTATACTCAACAGCATCGGGATAGTCAGTTGTGGGTTCCAGGGGATTCAAAAAGTTCAACTTCGATTTACGATACGGATACCCCATACTCGTATTTCGTTTGACTTTGTCCAAAAAACGGACACCAGCCATACCATTCATGGTTGTTTTGTCATCAAGAACAAAGCATTCAGCTAAGGCTTTTGGATCAATCTCCGCCAACACATCAGCAGTGAATGCATCAACACACCTCTTCAACTTATCTGCATCCACACAGAAAGATTGAGTCAACGTTGGTGCAATATTCTTGTGCCAAACTTCTGGACCCTTCATACACGGGGGACCACAATCAGCAATAAAACCCTCTTTTTGAGCTTCATCACAAATGATTGTAGGTCCCACACGTGATTTTGGGGCACATCGAAAAGAACCCTGTGCAGCCGAACCATAAACACGAGCTTGTCCCTCATTCTCCCAATGAATGACAGACTTGTGATTCAAGGGACCAAGTTTTTCACTTACGAAACTCGGAGTTCCGCAAGAAACTTGCGATCCAAAGAATTGGACAGCGGCATCAATATGCTCTCGGAGAATCTCCGGTGCTCCAACCTCATTACCAGTCAGAGTTCGATGAATTCCAACAATCAACGGTCCCGTTGGTGGAAAAGCAACAAGTGGAGATCCACAATCTCCCATAAGTGTCATTTCCTTCGGATCAAATGTGTCAAGTCTTCCAAACCAACCAGGCAAACGAACACTACCAACTTCAGGTTCTTCGAACCTGATACAGCGTACGTCCATAATTGATGGAGAAGATTGCCAACGACAGTTAATGTAAGCACCACTGGCAACCATGCCAGCAAATCGATGCTTCAAAAACAATTCCCGCAAATCTGCACGAGGAGGTGTAACACGACATCTAAAAAACGCTAGATCTTTTTCAGGGATCCGCATAATCATAGACTGCTGCAGAGCAAAAACGATATTTGTATTTACGTTTCCATTCTCCGGCATATCGGTCATGTACACTTTCAACTCATCAACATCAGTGGGCAATGAATGATTGTTGGTCACATACACATGTCCCCATACACACATCGCTGTGGCCGGGACATTCTTGATCCTACCTTCACGAGTGAATTCAGATCGAAGTGCAACAACATTCTGTTTGATACGCCTCAAGATCTCAGGACGAGGCATCTTTCGCCAACCATCAGATTTCGCAGGAACGAAATATTCAGAAAGTTGGATCTCATCCTTCAACCATGGATTTACCTTATCATCTTTTGGTAATTCGGATGCAACCCCCCCTTGCAACACAGGCTTTTCAGCTTGTGGAAGAGAATCGGATTTAGGCATCAGATAACTGACAGCTTGCCAAATCGCCCAAGCGCCAACCAAAATCATGCAAAGGTAAACAATGCGCATATCGCACAACTTCTCATAAATGGCATTTCCGAAATCAACGAATCTCTTGCGGAATTTGTCCAACTGATGGAGAATCACCATATCCAAAATGATTGAATACTGGGATGCAACATAATTGTACCCAGCATTCACCAGAGCAATACGAACATCATCAACAGTTTCCAAAATAGTCTTACTCTTGCGAGCAATCATAATGGCAACGGTCATCAATTCTGCATACGTGGTGTCAACCATATCATGGCATCTTTCTGAAAATGTCTTAGTCGTCAAATCAATGTTCGAAATCACTTCTTCGACAACAATTTCATCTTCTTCAGATTCAGTCAAATCATCAGTTGCAAATGTATGCATGGGAACCCCGGTGTCCCACAAATTCACAAACTGATCATTCTGACGTGGTGTGCGGTGCAAAATGTTGCGAATGTCAATCAGATCGGCAGTTGTCATCTCATCATCAGTAGAGATATCAGAATCAAACAAAGAATCAACTTCGTTCGTTTGAACAACTCCACA